CCGCGAACGTCGTAGTGGTTCTTGGCTTCGTCGATCTCAGCGATGAACACAGGAGAGATCAACAGGTCGTCGATTGTGATGACCTTCTCGTTGTGCTTGATAGTGCCACCGAGGACTTCGTTGCCTGGTGTGTGGTAGTAAGCGGATGCACGGCCCATAACTGGGAACTGAGCGGACTTACCGGAAGTGATAGAGCGCGACATTACGCGGTTCTTTGTGACGTTTTCGGCTTCGAAGATCGTCATGACCTCGCCAGCGAATACCTTCAGGAAAAGATCGTCTGTGAGGCCTGCGCCTTCAACTTGGCCGAGGCGGGATGCAGATGTGTCTGCCATGGTGTAATTCCTTGTGAGAGAGTGGGTGACCTCTCCTCACCACTCACAGCGCAGCCGGAGTTATCCGCCTCAGCGGGCAACGGGGCCTGATCGTAAGTTCGGTGGAGGTTCATAGACGCCGCCTGAAAAGGTCAGCACGTCTTGTCTCAAAGGAATTGTGGTTGTTCGGGGTGTGGCCCCCTCAAAGAATATGAGGGAGCCTTCCATTCACCCCTGAAAGGAACCCTAAGGAAGAACCAAGTAACGGCTCTGTTAGGGCTAGTATGTGGGTTGTGGATTAGTAGAGAACGCCGGGGCCAGAAGTGCCTCGGTTCATGTTTGTTCCAGTCCGTTTCTCGTATGTGCGTAAGCCGCCGAGACCCAAGATGCCGCCTAAGACAGTCAGAAGGGTAGCCATATCGAGGTCTGGAAGGGATGCGATAGGGAAGTCCAAACCGTAGAAAGTGGTGAGGGTCCAGATCGCGAAGACGAAGATTGGTTGGAGAATGAAGTTGTAGGCGAAGGCAAAGCCGCAGACCCAGCCAATGAATGGTCTCCACCCAGACACGAAGATGTTCTCGTGCTGAGCTTCAACGGCATTCACTGCAAGCTGGGCAAGCTGGCCTTTCTGATTAAGCTCGATCAACCGTAGTTTGGCGTTCTGCCGTTCTTCATCAGTCGTGAAGAGGTTGTCGATCAGTTCAAAAAGGCCACCTGCGATGTTGCCTACGTCCACGTTCACTAGGTTCTTGGACATAGGGTTTCCTTTACATCACGTTGGAGCGACCAAGCTTCGCCATCACGTCGGCCCGATAGGCTGCGTCACGGCTGTAGCGAGTGTCACTCATTGCTTTGGTCACTTCTGCAGTGGAGCGGAAGACATCGCCAGATGCACCGCCGGGGCGATTACCACCCAAGAGGTTTGGCGCTTTACCACCCTGAGCTTGAGCGCGGGCTTGCAGGCCTTGGAGGGCCATCTTCACAGAAGCTGGGGAACCAGTGTCGATGGTCTGATTGAAGGCTTCCACCTCATCAGGTGCCATGTTCTCAGCACCCCATTCGAGGAGACTATTGAACGCATCTTCACCACCAACGGTTTGATGCATATCGGCAACCAGGCGCTCACCCAAGGCTTGTTGACCTTGAACGTAGCTCTGAACCATTTCCTTGGAGATGCCTTGCTTGGCGAGGGCTTCGTAATCAGCAGCGTCGATGTCGCCATTGTTCACGATCTTGGTGCCCAGTTCGTCCATGTTCAGGCCAGCACCTTCAACAGCCGCGTTGGCTGCCTCTGAGGCTTCCCCTTCGGCCACGGCAGGTTCACCCGTAGGTGTCTCTTTCGGGGCGCTCTGTTTCTTCTCCATTGCGGCATAGGCCTCAGCCATTGCTTCTGGAGTTGCAAACTTCTCAGGCAACCAAGCGGGACGCTCAGGTTCACCTGTAGGTGCGATAGGAGGTGTTCCCTTGCCTTCGGCTTTATCGACCATGGCTTGGATTTGCTCGTCGGTTTCTGTCGCTGCGGGCGGGGTGATATTCACTTCTGTCATGATTATCCCTTAATCCACATTTTAACGCCGAAGCGGGTGACAAGCTTGCCACGAGAGTCGTCCTTTTTGGACTTCTTGGGTTTCTCTGGAGCTACCTGTGTAGGTGCTGTTTGAGGTTTGGCCTTAGCGGCGTCTGTAGGGGTGTTTTCATTAGGAGCCATTGGCTTCCATTCCTTTCTGAGCGAGACCGCCCATTTGGTTGATCATGTTAGGGAGACCTTGCTGCATCATCATTTGCTGCTGCTTTGCTTGGGCTTCCTGTTCTTTCTGCTCGTTCGTCTTGAGCAGGCCAGTTGGGTCGATACCCAGTGCCGCAGCACGACGTTTGACGTAGTCGCCAACATTCGTTTCTGCAGCGAGTGCTTCGGGGCCGTAGAGATCACGCAAGCCAGCAACCATTCGGTCGAGCTTGTTGAGATCATTCTGGCGGCTGAGAGCGTCGATACCTGTGGTGACGGTAGGTGTGACCAGTTCCTTTGGCAGCTTCGGGAGGCGCTTCTGTTTGACCAGACGCTCGATGGTGATCTTCACCAAAGGAAGCTGAAACTCTTGGGACAACTGAACGTACACAGCGCCGATGGTTGCCTCAAGGTCAGCCGCCATGTAGCGGATTTCCTCTGCGGTCACTCGTTCACCCTGTCGTTGGATGGATGAGTTCATCAGGAAGTGCTGCTCGATGCGACGTGTCAGATCGTCAGCGAGGTTCTTAGCCACCTGCAGATCGGCGTATTTGTCGATACGCAAGAAGCTGACATCGCTTTCAACACCAGACACGAACTCGAAGTTCTCGGCGTTGGACAAGTCTTCTTCATCAGTGACACCGTTAGGGTTCACCAAAGCGACAACCTTCGCGGCACCTGCAGCATACTCCAAGATCGCCTTCGTGAGGTTCTCCAGAGATTTCAGGTCGCCAAGGATGGTATCGACGTGGCTTCGTCCATAGTCTTCACCGTCAACGCGTGTCCAACGGAGAGGGAACCACGGGCATTTGTCGATAGGGTACGTGCCCTCAGTCCCAGGGATTTCCTGATCGTTGATGGATTGCTTGACCAGCCACATCTTGTCCTGGCGAACGAGGTGTGTGTAGAGCTTCGCAGTGTCTTCCATCGCCTGATGGGCACCCTCAGCGTTCTGCTCTTGGGGAGCCTTAACGAGACCAGCGATTTCATCTGGGAGAGTTGCTAATGCGACTTCCTCTTCGGTGATGATCTCGATTGCATTGCCTGACGGGTCACGGGAAACGACATAGCGGTCGAGGCCGTAAACTTTGAGAGCCAAGTCTTCTTGAACGAACACCAGAGCATTGCCCCCTACGACCAAGTGTTGGGTCGCCTCGGAGAAACCCATACGGGTGCCTGATGTTTCCACTGAACGGGAAGCTGTACGCTCGACCATAGTCAGTGCTTGTTCGATCTCAGCGCGGGCCTCAGGGTTCTGTGAGAGTTCAGCGAGAGTGTATTCCTCAATGTCCAACCGGAAGAAAGGCTCGTTCGGTGGCATCAGGGTGGTGGTTGCCTTGGCCGTTAGACCAATGGTTCCTCGCGCCCCAACGCTTTGATACGGTTGCTTCAACGGGCTGGACCCAGAGTGCCCTTCGGGTGGGATTAGAGCCGGGATTGTTAGCTGGCTGTTCTCACGGGCACGGGTAAGGAATGGCTCACGGCTGCTTGAAAGTTGGCTGTAGCGGGCTTGTGATGTTGCCATTTTGGTTGCCCTTTACTTCTGTGGGACGTTGATACCAGCGCCCGCATTACTTGAGACACCGCCCGATTGTGGGTCGATGCGAAGGGAGGCGCGGCCCCGCTTCTTGCGCTGTTCTTTACTGCGCTCTTCGTCACCAAGCTCTCGTACAGGCGCTTCCTTCACGACAGGCGTGGGAGCGGCGGCACCGGGCTTCGGCATCTTGGGAGCTTTCGGCATGCTCATGGTTTATCCTTCCAGAATGTTCTGTTGTTTGTGATGGCGGCGGAGCAGGTCCAAGACACGTTGCTCACCAACCAAGGCACCCATTTCGGCGGGTGTAAGTCCAAGGTAGCGGTTCGCTCTGTCGGGGAATTGTGCTTCTAACGCCTTGAGGAGTTCGTCCGAGATTAACGGAAAACGCTTCATTGTTACCTCTTTGGGCTAGTATGTGGGTTGATGGGAGGGAGGCCCGTAGGCCTACCCTCAGATGCGACGACCTTTGACCTGCATGTCCTTGAGGCGGTCCAAGAACAGTTGGCATTTGTTGAGGTCGTAGGAGTGGTCGATGCCTTCCTTCTCACCCAGCCGATAGAGCGCCTTGAACAGGTTCCCACGAGCGAAGGACATTTCCTTGTGTTCGATCAGATCGTTCAGTTCAGTCGCGCCTTTGGGCAGGAAGTAGTAGCTGGACGAGGAACCGTCAGATTTCACCTTTGCGGGTGCCGAGGGTGCAACCCCAACGCCAGCTTGGATACGACGCATGGCCGTGCTTGGGTTGAACTGGTGGGGGTCGTGGGCTTGCGTGAACTTACAATGAGTGCGGTGGTACTCCGCTTCGCTCACTCCGCAATCTGGGCAGGTGTCCATAGGATGGGTTCCTTTTTCTTAAAGTCGTATTCGGTTGAGCGAAGGATGCGGGCCACTTGGAATTGGACGATTGCGTCCTCTTCGGAGACCCCTTGCCTGGCGTAGAGGGACACGATGCCTTCCCATAGAGATGGAGCTTCACTCTTCACCCAACGGGTCTGATCAATGTCTTTGTTCTTACCGCTCTTCGGTGTGTAGGTCTCGTTGACGTACATGAAGGGTTCTTCGAGGAACCTCTCGGCTGTCTCCATGCCAATGCCGGGGCAGCCCTTGTAGCCATCGACAGCGTCACCCGCGATGCCCTGCATGAGGTGCCACTTATCGGCGTACTCTACGGTGATCTCTTGGATGCCGAGTACGGAGTGATGCCAGAGGTAGACCAAGCCGGGAACGGTTTTGAGGTCTTTGTCGATGGTCGCCATGATGCGCTCACCGGGCCACCTTGAAGAGAGACCTGAGAGGATGCCAAGAAGGTCATCACCCTCTAGGCCGGGTCGTTGCCATGCCTCGTACTTCTCCCGCAGGTATTGGCGGGCTTGTGGAAGCAAGATGGGTCTCTCGGTTTTGCTGCGGTTGCCCTTGTAGGTGGGCAGTAC